AGATGGCCAAGTAATTTGGACGGCCTGCTTATCAAAGTAAGAGAGGATTTCCCTCGAGCAAGAACCGCGCTTCTGTATCTTTTGGCTTATCTCTTTTCTAGGAGCGGGATTCTTGGCGAAAAGCATCCCTTGTTTTCTGTGAAACTCATTGATAGCTTTTTCCAAAGCGACCGGTCCGCAGGCGCTGTAATGTACCTCGTAATATCCCTGTTCGTTTTTTTTATGTCTATTAAGTAAAGCACATCCCGGCAAAGGTCCTAAAGCTAATATCAAAGCTAAAATCCAAGCTGGCTTTTTAATTAAATTCATTTTAATAGATAATAGATCACGTTAAACGCTAAACTTACGCTTAATAACGAAGAGGCAATAATCAACAACATCCTCTCTGGAGTTACCTTCATAGAAGATTGGCTCATCCTCTTTTTAGCGGGGATATTCATTCTATCTTTGCCGAGTTTATTTTCTGCCATCTCTGATCCCGGTACAATCCACCAAGCCCCATCTTTATCTTGTATAGCCCAATCCTTCTTCTTCTTTTCCCACCAGTGGGCGTGCTTCCAAGTGTCTTTATTTAATTTAAAGAGTTTCATCGGAAATCCAATTCGCTTCGCTGCGACCTTTTCCGTCATTGGGTAATTCGTCTGGCAAAAGACCGCCCGCTCGCAAGCGGTTAACTAGTTCTTGTATAACTCGATTTTGATATTCTATCTGAGCTTTTTGCTGATTGAGTATCACCACTAGTTTATTAATGACTTGCCCTTGCTCCGTAAGCGCGCCGTTTTGTTTCTCCATCGCGCCGTTTTGAAGTAAGATCGTTTGAGACTGATCCAACACAAGCCCATGAGCCTCAACGTTGTCCCTTACGGACTCGCTTAATAACTTTTCATATTTTGCGCTCGTGCTTAGGTTATAACCGAACATCGCGATCATTATAATTAAAACGACGCATACGCAAATGTAATGATCTAGCACGTGATTCCGTCCGGAGTCCAGCCAGTCTTTAAATTTAAATAGTAGGTTTTTCATAATTAAAATAAGAAGTCTTGGTCCTTAGAACCGTCGTGCTTTTCCCTTACTTTTTGCGCCAAACGCTTATCTACCATAGCCAGCACGAAGATAGCTTTGCTGGAAAACTTGTCATGAATGATACTTTTTTTACCGGCGTCTTTGAACTCCTGTTCCATTTCTGCCAAAACGCCACGGATTTCTGGGTAGGTTAACACATAATGTAATTACACTTTATTACCTAAAAGTACTCTATTCGCCGCTCTCATCATCTAAGCGCCGGGTTTCTTTAACTACTGTATCTCTATTTAAGGCCCCCAACACCGTCTCTATCGCAATGGTAACTTTTTGGTGCTCTGCGTACGTTAGCTTATTTGATCTAGCCAACTGAACTAATATATTAAAGGCTGCCTCTACTTCCATTTTTGGTTGATCGTCCTCTTCCATATCTATTATATTATTTAAAATTGAGGATATATAGTACTTGAACCAGAAATTGCGGAAGTTATTTTCCCCGATACGAAAACCCCCTCAGTTTGGTTTTCTAAATCCATATAGTTAGAAAATTTTAATGAAGCAGTCTTATTAGAATTAAGAGGAGAATCATAGCTTACCCCATCAAGCTTAGCTCCAGAAAAAATAAACTTAGCTAAAGATTCGTTCTCTTTCCCTTTCAAATCAACAACCACGTTATAATTTTCGTCCTCTTTCATGTTGTCTAAAAATGACCCAGTTATATCTTCCTTGACGATAGTGTCAAAAGAAAGATCCCCCATCATGGGAAGTTTCGGTTTCCTTTCTGAAACTAGTTTGTGAGTCGCTAATGATATATCGTCTCTGTCTATAGAAAGGTCAATTGTACATTGCGTTATCTCATCATTAAGAAATCCAGTTACCCCAATTGAACCCGTGTGAGAAATGGAGACCGTCGTTCTCGTGTAGTCCTTGGTGAAGCTGCTCGTGAAATCTGCCCCGTCGTTAAAGCTCTTTGGGACGATAAACTCAGTAGCGCTTGAAGTAACGGAAGCGTTGCTTACATTAAGGACGGGGATACTTACCCCGCTCGCTGTAGAATACGCAGTCATGTTGTCCGCGCTGTAACTTAATTGCACGATCGGTAAGGACTGAGGCGAGATGCTTAAGTTATAGCTATTTAAGCAACAATTTTGAAAGATAACCGCTCCATATCCCGATGCGTTTGGGTCCCCCACGGAGCTTTCGTTATGCGAATAAGAGCTCGACCAAGTGTTTTCTTGGTGAATATCTGCTTCTTCTGCGTTAATAGTAAGGTAGATATCCCTCTTATCTTTAGTGTTGGATGAGAGTATATCATGAGTGAGGCATTTGACACCCCCTACATTTAAACCGATTCTTCTTTCGTTATCAACGCCATTTAAAAGATAAGACAAAGAAACGCTTACGCCGGGGGGCTCATTAACTCTCCTAGAGAAGGGGCTCGATTTTCCTAACGCAAGTGCGTCTTGGTGGGGGAGGTCTATAGAATAAGTAAAATTTTGAACCCTGATTAATCTTTTAGAACTTGGTGACCCTCTATCCCCGTAACTATATTATCCGTTTCATCAGGCGTAGATCCTACGAATACGTCTTGTACGTTATGAATAATTCTATTTCTGGACATGTCATTCTCTGCTTGTGTACAGGAGGCTAGCAAGGTAATCGTCCACTTGGTGTTCGGCGGCTATCGATTGAATTTCTTTTATTCTATCTGGGTTCGTATCAACGGGGTTAAGTATATAGCCCTTAGCTTTTCTGCTCCAGTTTTTTGGTTCTTCGTTGGCAACAATTATTTTAGTTATATCAAAAGCGATGGCTTTTTGGTCTTCGCTTAATTCTTTTATTTTGTGTTTTCTTTTTAATGAAGTTTCTACCTTCTTGCGGAGCTTGTCTGCTTCAATGAGACTGTCTTTAACTTTTGTAAGCAAAAAATTGTATGATTTATACTGCTTACCGTCTTTAGTATATTTTGCTCCGATGGGCGCCACTCGCTTCGTGGTCTGAGGAGAAGTTGTTCCTCCGGGCCTACCGGTTTGTCCGGCGGGCTTTTTCTGTTGGGGCGCTTGGTTACTCGTTTTCTCTGACTCCTTTACTCTTTCTTTACCGAGTTTCTCTTGAGATTTCAAGCTCTCTTTTTGAAGCTCCATGGCTCCCTCGTGCTGCTTGTCCGCTATCTCTTTTTGGGTAACGGGTCCTCCGACCACGGGCTCATAGAGTCCCTTGTCCTTAAGTTTTTTAAACTGCTCTTGAGACGTAATGGACTCTTCATTTAGCGGAAGCCTGCCATTTTCGATTGCTTCTATTCCCTCCTCGGGAGTCATAATCCCCATCTCGACGAACCTCGCATAAATCCTAGCCAAGATCGGATCATTTTTTAAGGACAGCTTATGAAAGTTGGCTTTCGGGTAACTTTTAAATCCCAAATCTTTTGCCACTCTTTTAATCTCGGGAAGTAAAAACTGATTTAAGAAAGCTTGTCGAGCTTGCTTAAGCCTAGCGACAAACATTTCTACTTTAACAGACTGGTTCGCAAACTTTTCTGTTCCCCCGGTAATAATTGCGCTTAAGCCCATAGCGATATCTTTATCCACCACCTCGTACTTTTTGGGATCTAGGATGTTGCCAATTTCGGGAACGACAAAATTCGCCTTAGTGGTATAGTCCGCAATTAGAACCCTACCTACAGACTCATTTGCAAATAACTCCTGCATGGCCGCGAGATTATTCTGATTTACTCCTCCCTTTTCTGGATCGGTTCCCATCGTGACAAGAAGAATCGTTTGCTGCATCGTCCGCGAGACAGCCATGTCCATTTTTTTCATTTCCGCCTTCCAGTTTATATCCTCTAAAACCGGATACCCCATGGGAACCGCCAATGGCTCATAGTCTTGTTTTTTATAAAAAACGGCGTTAATTTTATCTTCATTAAGGGGAATGGAGACCTCTGTGCTCTTTTTTATTTGCTCCCTAACCTCTTCCGAAAGACTATTATAAACCTCTTTGTCTTCCTCCGTCCTCGGATTTCTGAGTCTAGCTAATTCATAACCGTTAATCCTTTTATAATAAACGCTTGCAGCAAAAGAGATATTACCCCCCACCTGTATGTCTGCGGGATTTAGTATAACATACCTAGTGGGGATATTGTATTTTTGTTTCGCTGAAGACAAGCCAAATGTGCGAGTCATTTTGTTTAAGTCAGATTTCTTAATCTTCGAGTCAAATCTATAGACAAATACGTTACCGCTACGATAGTATTCCCTAAAAAATCTATCTTGCAGGTTCCACATATTCACCTTAGAAAACAGCGCGCTAAAAAACTCTCTGGATTTTTTGCTTCCCTCAGTGAGGTAAATGTCACTACAAGAAAACTCCGCCATCATATCGATAGCGTTTCTGAAAACGGAAAAATTATAATAAGCTTTTTGGCACAAAACGACCGCGTCTTTTACATCAATATTAGAGGTCTTATTACCGTATCCGGCAGTGCTATAGTTAAAGGGGATCATGCCCGTGTCGATATTAATAAACCTATCGGTTCTTTCTATGCTGGCGGACCTATTCCTTCTCGTTCTAGTGGTTGTCGCCGCTGAAGCTTCCATAAGGGGAACGGCGGACCCCGCTGGTTTCTCGGCCCTTTTTCTGGTTCTTTTGGCTGGCGTCTTCGCGTCCGTCTGTTTTGAGCTATTTTGACCTTTTTTCATCTCTTTGAATACTTACACTTATTATATCATCCTTGGAACAAAAGTGCCAGTATTATCTTCAATGGGTTTCTCTATAATATCAAAGTAGCTTTTCGCTGCCCAGTTGGCCAACATAAGAGTGGTATAATTATCTTTTCTAGCTCTAGAGGCGCTAGTAGAGCGCTTTAGGTGCTGCGGTAAGTCGAACGTCTGGGTTCCCCGAGCGGTAGTTTTAACCTCGACCAAGGTACATTGCTTTTTAGTTTGATATACTAAAGCGTCTTGCGACTCAATAAATTCCAGGATGGTCGGCTCTGGAATATTTTTTAACGTAACTTTTTGGCTAGAGTATTTATTAAAGGCCTCGGGATTGGCTACCGTTTTGGAAGCGAACCAGATCTTTTTGTGATCGATACAAGCCTGTAAGTGCTCATTGGCTTTACGTAGCCATTCCGAAGCGAATACCTGCTTAAAGCAAATCACTTGATTTTCTTTATTGTAGCTCCTTCTGGCTTTAATTAATTGCTTTTCGTAGTCTTCTCCGTCCTTATCGCTATCAAAATCAAAGAACTTTAATTCTATTTTGTTTGATCTAAATAGCCCATTTTCATTACAGCTATCTATAAACTGATAGCCCGCATTATCAATGACGATCATCTCTAAATCGAAGTTCGTAACCACGTGGTGCATGTATCTGATATGATCCCTTAGGTTGCCCCCGGCAATAGCGTAGCTATGTACAAGTGTCCCCTGTTTAGTTTCGTCGTCCAGCTCTAAAATAGACATCGCGAAAAAGTCAGAAGTGGGACTATTCGAAAAGCTGGGGTCAATCCCCAGTATGTATCTCTTTCCCCTGTCTCCGATTATTTTGGTCGTCGGGGATTCCCCATCAGGAATAGTACATGCATGCATTTTTTTTGCGCTAAAATAACTATCTGACCCATCTGTAAATTGAGCACAATATTCTCGAAGAAAACTGGAATGGCTTTGGCCTCCGTTCTGTGCTTCTTCAATGATCGTCGTATCGATCATGTGCTCGGGAAGGGACTCATAACCCATCTGAGAAATAAAGTAGTCCGCGTCAGGAGTCTCTGAATTATAAATTTTGTCAGTCCATTCTTTATATTGTTTGTATAGATTCTCGAATGTATAAGAGGCGGAGGATAAAGCAATCATTTTAGAATCGTTTTCAAAAACCATCCTGTCCTTGTCTTCCATTTTTCCCCCAGCAATAAGCCCGTCTTCTATTTCTCTTATTTCTATTCGTTCTTTCATGTCTTGCGGAGCAACCAAGAAGGGCATAAGAACTGTTTTAATTAAATCTTCAGGCAGCAGAAGATACTCGTCGAGCACGAGAATGTTTGCTCTAAACCCACGAATTTTTTCGCCGCTTAACGGAATTGCCGTAATGGTCCCCCCGTTAATATCCCACTTAAACTGATCATTTCGCTTAGATTTCGCGCCGAAAGCCTGCATTAATAGTTCCGCTCCTTTTGAGTTAACTATTTTTTCTAAATTTTCAAATATGAATCTCGCAGTACGGAAGGTCGGGCCCGCGATAAGGATCTTAGTGCCGGGCTCGAATATGCACTGTAGAAAACAAAAAATCGAAGCTATGAAGGTTTTACCGCAGCCACGACCCCAAACGCACATGGAAAAATTTCTGTTCATCAATCCCTTCAGGGTGATTTCTTGAAACGGGGCCAGCTTAATGCCGGATACCAACTCGGTAGTGAAACCGAGGTTCGCTTTTAAAAATCTAGCCAGTGTAATTTTGGCTTCTTTATCTAAAAGGTCCCCCTTAAGCCCCAATAGCTCTTGATTGACGTTAGGTATATCTTTCTTATATTTATCTGGACAATACCACATCGCTATAGTTTTCTTAAGTCGTAAGCTAGTTGTAGGTCAACCTTACGATACTCCCCTCCCCGTAGGAATAATTTTTCGATCACTCTAGTCGCCTCGATCCTCCCCTTAACGAACAAAAAATGCAAGTTGCTATAAGTCTGTAATAAATCCCTTACGTTATGAAAAATAAATTCCGGCGAAGCTTTTATCTTTTTAGTGACATAGGGTAGATGATTAAAAGACAAACAGTTGGATAGACTCTCTTCCACCAAGACTACCAACTTAGCTCCCTGCTCCTCTGACCGCTCTATCTCTCTTTTGAACCTCTCTAATCCCCCGCTCATCGTCCCTATGAAATCAGTAATTGATTTTCTTTCTATATAAGTATTAAGGCTCATCGCTGGATTGCTAAACGCATAGTCTCCGAATTTTAGAGTCTGGACTTCTATTGGGAGGTTAAACTTAAGCGGCTTCTGCTCTCTTGTATCTACAAATATTTTATAAAAATGATTCTTAAAGGAGCCCTCTTCTTCTTGAGTCTCGGCTACTTCAGTAGGATACTTCGTATATTTATTAATTAAACTAAAGTTCTTCTCTGCGTAATGGTAATAATTACCGAGAGATTTCTGCAAGAACGGAACGGGAGGACACATCAAGGATCGTACCTCTACCTCGCTTGGAGTATACGTTAAGGCCTTGTTCCTCATCCTTTTCTTTATATAGTCATGACAATAATTCTTGGCTTGTTCTCCGTCAACGGTTTTAAACCACTGTTTCATATTGGTTCGATTATTGAAGTCTTCAGAAAAGTATTGGTTTTTATTTTTAAATTTAATTAAATCTCCACTGAACAAGTCTTTCCTAGGATAGTAAGCGTGATAGTAATCTACTATTAATATTTTATGAGACCGAAGATGCCTGTGTAGGGCTACATCGTTTTCGAATGTCTCCTCACATTTTTTACATTTAACCATTTAGCACCTCATCTTCTGATATCCCCATGATTCTGGCTTTTACCTCGTCCATGGAGCTTAGGTTTTCTATTTCACCCTTAATCACCTCTTTTCTCATCTCTGCGAGCTTAATCATTTTCTTGCGAGATTCTTCCTCTTTCCACATCTCAACCAAGTTAAGGATACTGGCGTTATTGCCGATTTGCTTCTTAAGTCGATCGCTGCGCTTTTCCTTAAGACTTTCAAGAAGTTTTTGTTGTCGATTAACGCACTGGTTGTACTCTGTTTGCGCGGTACTAATAGATTCAACTAGGGCCATAGCGATGCGCCTGCCGTCGGTGTCTTCAGCGGCAGCGTCAAGGTGTTGCTGTAGTCGCTCGACTCTTCTTTGAATATTGGAGGCGATAACGACTTCTCCGGACATAACTATATATTGATCCACCTCTTCCTGAGTAAGGTCGCTCTTGTCCCAAGTATACCTAACGAAACTACTCTCGTACAACTCTCGATCAGTTTGATTTTCATAAGCGTTCATGTGGTGAAGAAATCTGTAAGTGTGCATATAGCCAATTAAACTACTAATATCCTTCTTATTTCTAGGAGTAAGTTTGTTTTTGTCTATTCCGTTTAAAACGTAATGATTGACCTTGTTGATTGCTGCCGCCGTAGTCTTGGGTGACTTATATTCTCGCTCTGGAATTTGACTGCCGGGCTGAAAAGCTGCGGCGGGATTTAGAGTCTTAACGTATTCGTCTACAGCCCTAGACTCCGCACTAAGGTTGGTTAATCCATCGTCCTTGAATAAAATGCGAGCCATCTCGACTGAAGACATCATGCCGAAATTATTATTAATAAACTCCTCTTGCTCTTCTGTTAATTTAATTTTTTTAGGTTGATATTGGTGTGAGGCGAGGGGCTTAATTTCTCTCGTAGCCAAAAAAGCTTTAACCGCTTTACCCTCCTTGCTCCTTCCGTCTAGGTGGGGCTGATCGGGATAAGCTATGCGGATTAGCTCCAGAAGAGAGGGTGGATCAGACTCTTTACTGTCCCACTCTCTAAGGATCTCTTCCTTCTGCTGTCCTGTTAATTCCATTTCGTTTACCAAATATCTACTTCCCCACTAGCGATTAACCTTTTCGCTTTCGTGATTATTTTCTTTTTCACATTTTTAATTTGCTTGTACCCCGGGGACTTGTTCGCTTCCGACGTCTTGTATCCCATTTTCTTTGCGGCGTCTAATTCGTCCAAATGATCTATATATAGATAAGTATATATTTTCCATTCGTGAGGCTTTAGCTCACCTTCCATCTTATTATGCAAATTTTGAGCGCTTCGTTCTATGTCTAGATCCTGCGTGTTAGATATATGGTACGCCTCTTGCTTGTAATTTTCAAGAGACAGCGGCATTTTTGCCGCGAGCCCGCTTTTCTTATTCTTTTCCCAATTTTTATATAACGGACAGTCGTTGCACTGTGTCCCGTATATATCGCATCCCGTCTCCTCCCTAGCCGCCTCGCACTTATTGCAAGGCTTAATGAAGTTAGTGTAGTGGTTTCGAACCAGGTTCTTAATCTGATTCGCTATAATCGTTCTGATCCAAGGCTTAAGATTTTTTGTCTGATCAAATAGCTTCCACTTTTTGAAGATGTGAAATCTCAGAATCTGAGACACATCGTCAAAATCCATCCAAGCCAAAGAAGTTAAATTCCATTTATACCTTTTCTTCGCGATCTCCTCGTTTATAACATCTGAATAATCCTCGTACCTTAATTTTTTAACTTTTTTCTTC